ATCAGTGGCCGAAGTATGTTGAGCTATGTCATAAATTCGTTTCTGAGTGGGTTTCTTAGCACGGTCATACACAACATCATTCTCATACGGAACAAGAAATCGTGTTTGACCAGCATAAAAGAAACGGATGAACTCATCCATACAATCCGAGACAAACCCAGATATGTATGAATCATTGTTCGCGACCTTCGTCACGCGTTCCTCCACAGCCCTCTGATCATTGTTCTCACAATCATCAGGGACAAATGCACCATCAATTAATGGTTGCATAAAAGCAACCATACTTGGTTTCACTTCTTGGTCGTAAGACTTCCCCTCTGGTACCCACTGGAATCTCCTGACCGCCGATAATAATGATACAACCGGGGCCGGTTTTCTTCCAGACAAATGATACTCGAGTAGAATCTCTGCTCCAGCATGGTCCAAGCACCCTCCACGTTCCATTTTACTCTTCACAGTAGCTAACTGAATCTTCTGAGAACATGTTATAGATGCTGAAGCAATAGCGTCATCAACGCTAGCCGTAGTGTATGACGATCCATAGCATCCAACCTTGCCCGTACTAACGTTCATCCCAGAGTCTGAGTTAACGTACATACGTACAAAGTTGCCTTGAACGGGATTGAAACGTTCAAGTTGCTTACCAGCTAAAGTCATAGTTGCTAACCAACTACTGAAAACACCCCTGAATTCCTTCAATGTTGCTAAGAAAATTAGCTGATGATCATCATCCATCATGCGTCTTTCCAAACAATAAGTAGACACCCTATAAGGAATGCCCCAAAACTTCCGCACAGCCATCAAACTGTCTCCAGTCCAATCCCACAACTCATGCTCATACTGTCCACCACCCGACACGTTATATACAACCTTGCCTTGAGAATTAAAGTGGTAACTATATTCACCACTGTCTTTCGCTGCACGGCTAGGTACAAACGTGTACAGATAATGCGGTACAAAATGTTGAGTCAAAAAGCGTGGCATGTCAACATAATAATCGACATCGAC